CTGATAGCTTTAACATCGCTACCCTTGTTCAAATAGACTTTTCATCTGTGTTACGAATAACGGATTGGGGTAGGAGCGTTAGTGCCCTATCGAACACTTGGAATTCTAGTGCTAATTTTATTGGCATTGGCGATGTAACCGAAAGTGCTGAACTGCGTGTTAATAATTTATCGTTGACCTTATCAGGTGTGGAACAAACGTATGTCAGCATCTTTCTAAGCAACAATTACATTGACGTGCCTATCAAAGTTTATCGTGCCGTTTTAAATGATGCTGATGCGTTAGTAGGCGATGCCATATTAATATTTGATGGCATTATAACGGGCTACCAGATCGAGGACACTGACATTGGGAGCAAGGTAACTGTGCAAATGGCCTCGCATTGGAAAGACTTTGAGAAAGAAAACGGTAGACGAACTAACCACAATAGTCAGCAGTTATATTTTGCGGGTGATGAAGGGTTTGAGTTTGCGCCCAAATCGATTAAAGATTTAAAATGGGGACGTAAATAATGGCTTTTCCCTGGTTGCTCGTTGCCGCTATTCTTGGTGGTTCTGCCGCTATCTCTTATGTAATGACGCAAAAGGCGCAGAAAGCAGCTAAAAAAGCGGCTGATGATATGGCTGGGCTACTCATTAACAAAGAGTCCAACATTGAGCCTATCCCTGTTATCTATGGTGTTCGTCGAGTTGGTGGGGTAAGGGTCTTTGTCTCAACGCGAGATGCAAATGGTGGCGATCCCAACGAATTCTTATATATTTGTTTAGTGCTATGTGAAGGTGATGTTCACTCAATTACCAACATCCACTTAGATGATATTCCAATTACTGATTCTCGCTACAACGGTTTATATACCGTTAATGTTCACACTGGTGCAGATAATCAAGCTTATGATAGCTTGCTTACAGGCGCAAACGCTGGCTGGACTTCAAGCCATAGATTGAGGGGTGTGGCCTACATTGCCATTAAGTTAAAGTGGGATGCTGATGTTTTTTCGGGTGTGCCTGAGATTACTGCACTGGTTAATGGCCGTAAGGTATATGACCCGCGCAAAGACAGTACGTCAGCAGGATATGTTTCAGGAGGCGCGTCAAATCAGCGATTTGCTACACCCTCAACATGGACATTCTCTGAGAATCCATCGCTTTGTATAAGAGATTACCTATCTAACGAAAGGTTTGGTAAGGGATTAGCTGGTGCAAAATTAGATGATGTTGCGTTTGGTGCAGCCGCTACGGTATGCGACACCAGCGTCACTTTCTACAATGGCGGTACAGTGGGTAAGATATTCCAGACAAATGCTGTATTACAAACTGATGATACTTTGTTTGATAACATCCAAAAGATGCTCATGGGTTGCCGTGGATTCTTACCTTATAATCAAGGTGTTTACAGTCTCAAGATTGATAAATCAGCCAATAGTGTTTATGCCTTTACGACAGATAACCTTATTGGTGGTATATCAATAACAGGTGAGTCTAAAGAAAATAAGTTCAACAGAGTTAATGTTAAGTTTGCTAACCCTGACCTTGATTATCAGCCTGATACAGCAACATGGCCTGACGCGGGTTCTAGTGAGGAAACCGCTTATCTTGCAGAAGATAATGGAACGCTATTAGTTAGCGACATGGATTTGCCAACTTGTACTAATTATTATGTTGCAAGAGATTTGGCGCGGGTCATATTAAGGCGATCAAGAAATGCGTTAAGAGCATCTATACAAGCAACCAGCGAAGCATTACAGTTATCGGTAGGCGATGTTGTTACGGTTAACCATCCAACACCTAATTGGGGTAACAAGCCCTTTCAGGTTGAGGAGATCACATTAAACTACGATGGAACCTGTAATTTAACCTTACTTGAATACGATTCAAGTATTTATACCTACGATACATCAGCAGTACAAAACACCTATCCTGACACTAACTTACCCGATCCGTTTACTGTTGGTACTCCAGGTTCATTAAGTTTAAGCGCAACAACAAGCATTGCGTTAGACGGAACAATCGTCCCTCAAGTCAATATGTCATGGGGAGCAAGTACCGATTCGTTTGTCACTCAATATGACGTTCAATACGGTACTAACAATTCTACGTTTACATCAATCATTACCGACAACTTAATCTATGTCATAACGCCTGTTGTACCTGGAGCAACTTACTATACAAGAGTAAGATCAATTAATTCTCTTGGCGTTAGAAGTGCGTTTGTAACGGCTAACATCGGGTCTGTTGGTGATACAACGGCTCCTGCATTGCCGACAAGTTTATCGGCTACGGCTGGTTATAAAGCAATAAGTTTAGTGTGGACTAACCCCGCTGATAAAGATTTCTCAAACGTAGAAGTATACAGAGCAACTTCTTCTGGTGGCACCTTTGCTGTGGTCGCTACAGTCGGTGGTGGTTGGGGAGCCAAAGCTGAGTTTTTAAATGGTGGTCTTGCGGATGCAACTGCGTTTTTCTACAAGTTTAAATCGGTAGATTACAGCGGTAATAAATCAGCTTTTACAGGCGAAGTATCGGCAACCACTAACGCTGCAGCAATCAACGGAACACCAGGAAAATCTACATTTACGGCAAGCGTATTTATAAGGGCATCAAGTCAGCCATCAACGCCATCAGGCGGTAATTTTAACTTTGGCACCAACGTATTAACCGCACCTGGATCATGGTCAATTACTGTTCCTAGCGGCACGACTCCTGTTTATCAGGCTAATTTCCAGTTCTCTATATCAGGTGATACTGGAAGTGTTACCGCAGGAAATTGGTCAACACCTGTAATCCTTGCAGAAAATGGCGATAACGGAACTAATGGGTTAAGTACATTTGTCTTTTCTGTTTACAAGAGAGCAACATCAGGGCCAAGTTCGCCCTCTGGCGGTTCGTACAATTTTACAAACAATACAATATCAGCGCCAAGCGGTTGGTCTGCGTCAGTTCCATCGGGGACTAATCCTATTTATATATCAACGACTACAGCGCAAATTACAGGTAATACAGGCACCGACTCAAGTTTAACGTGGATTTCGCCTATTTTGTTTGTGCAAAACGGCACTAATGGTGGTGCTGGTGCGGCTGGCCCACGGAATGCCGCTGGATATGTTTACTATTCTGCATCAGCCGCTAGTGCGCCAAGTTCCCCATCTGCCACTTCATACAACTTTAGTACGGGTGCCTTTAGTGGCTTAACAACTAACTGGTCGAGAACGCCACCTAATGTAACAGGCGGTGATGCTCATTATTGGGCCACTAGCTATTACATTACCGAAGCTACTCTAGGCGGCAATCAAACATTAACATTTGCCAGCCCGTTTTCATCAGTGCAATTTGACGGCTTGGTAACGTTTACTAATTTAAACGCTGAATTGGCCGATGCGTCTGGGGACATTACAACTATTAATGGTGGGTTGCTAACCACAGGAACAATCAATGTTGCTCAAGTGAATATATCAGGCACCACGCAAAGCAACTTTAACCTTCAGTCGGCTGGTAGTGGCGAAAGAATGAAGATTACTAACAACACAATAGAAATCTATGACGCTAACCGTCTGCGCGTAAAACTAGGAAACCTAAGTTAATGGCTTACGGCTTTGAGGTGTATGCCGCCAACGGCACAAAGATAATAGACCTTGCTGATCGCGTTTCAAGATCAGTAACTAGCGGCACAACGCCCACCATTACCAGTGGCAGCTATTATGATGTGTCTATTACTGACATGACTAACGCTGATGATTGGGCCGTCTTTGCCTACGCCAATACACCGCCTAATAGCCTAAACGCTAGATTTGTTGATTGCACGAGAAACACGGGGTCTTTTAGGGTATCTCAAAGCATGGGAGTCAGTAGTTCCTTTGATTACATCGTTATTAGGACAGGCTAATGGGTTACGGAATACAAATTTATAACAGTAGTGGCCGAACCGTTATAAACACTGACCGCGCAGAATCGTTGTTATACGCAACATCCAGTAATACTGCCGTTGGGAACAGTGCTTTTCCTGTAAGTAGCTGGAGTGGTTCTGACTTGATTATCGCTAGACCTGGCACTTCTGCTACTGGTAGTCAGGGTTATGGTGGTTTTGCAAAGTTAGGTCGAAGGTTATATGACAATAAATGGGGTCGAGGCTTTACAGCTTTTCCAACATCAGCTAACGGCAATGGCGGTGGTTATGTTGTGTGGCGTGAACTTAAAGCGCAATCAGTTTCAAGCCTGACTCCTGCTAATTTTGGTATGGTTTGTTATGACGGAACTGGCACAGCTTCAACCGATATATTGCTCTCTGCAACTGATCTTGATATTACTGCAAAGGTTGTCGCAACAGGTAAATTTAATGGTACAGCGGGTTCAGGTGGTGCTGAAGGTTATTATCAAGAATTTACAATGGACAGTTCGTTAGATAAGGGTCGTTATTATGTTCTGGTCACAAACTCAGCCTCTGTGTATGTGTCGGGGTCAGGTCAAGGCCAAAACAGTCGTTTTAACTTTAACTACCAGTTTAATTATTCTGCGGGAACAATAAGGATGCTTAATTATTCTGCCATTGGTAGCACTAGAGCCGCGCTAACTAGCAGTATGGATTGGGCAATTCTCTACGTTCTTAATGGCGGCACTGCCGACAATAACTTCTCATAGTATTGATCTGTTAATAGATCGAGGTTGCCACTAGATTTAGGAGGGCTTCATGGCTCACAGGTTTGCATTTGTAAATGCTGAAGGAAATATTCACGGCATTGTTTCACCAGGAAGCGACGATCAATACGTTCACCTAAACACCTATCAGCCTAGCGGAGATACGGCAGTTATCGTTCCTGACGATTTAAGTGATGATACGTTAATGGTAACAGGTTGGTATGATCTGGATACTAATCAATGGAAAACAAGAGCAGCCTGTCCCTCGCTTTATCATGTATGGGCAAACAAACAATGGGAATTAGATTTAGTTGCGCTTTTCGCAGTCATTCGTTCCAAGCGAGATGAAAAGTTAATGGCATCAGATTATACGCAAATGTCAGACAGTCCTTTATCTTCATCCGACCAATCTTTATGGGCTACTTACAGACAAACATTAAGAAATGTTCCCTCTGATTATTCAAGCGCCACTTCTATAGACGATATTACATGGCCTACAAAGCCTGGAGCATAAAATGAGTACGATATACACCCTTGTTAAGAAAGATACTGCGCCTCAAATTCGTGCTACGTTGACAAGAGAAGATGACGGTTCTGTCATTAATTTCTCTGGTGGAACTTGCGTACTAAAGTTTAGAAAGAAAGATACAACTAATATATTGTTTACTTTGAGTGCCGCAAACGTAGGTGATAACTTTGAGGATGGCATTGCTTTGTTCTCATTCTCTGGCACTAATTTACACCATAACGCTGGCTATTATGAGGGCGAGATCGAGGTGACTTACTCCAGTGGTGTGATTGAGACTTTGTACGAAATATTAGAGTTTTATCTTAGGGATGATTTTTAATGATCAAGGCAATCATTGCATTTAAAAAAGCCATTGCCTCAATTGACTACAAGAAAATGGTTGCTGATATTAAATTAGGTGACTTTCTTATCTTTCGGTTTTTCACTGAAGCATTAGGCTTGTCTGACAGCGAATCTAAGGGCGTTGGCAAATCCCTTAGTGATGCATCAAGTGCGTCTGACTCAACCGTTACAGGGCTGGGGAAGGTCACTAATGACGGTTCGGCAACCTCTGACACTATCTCTTTAGATGTAGGTGTCGCATTCAGTGATTCTGGTGCTACTTCCGATGCAATTAATACGGTTGCGGTTGGTAAAAGCCTCAATGACGTTTCAAGCACTACAGATAGCACCG